CGAAGAACCTGAAGGCTACTAGTCTGTATACAGACCCCAGCGATGTAGTTTTAGACACACGCAATATGCGAGCTAACCCCAAAATAGGGCCAGCTACCTTGTCTGTAGTTTCTAACCTTGACCCAGACATAAAACCTACAGCTGTTTTAGATACATCCAACCTCTTAACAGCTTCTACCTCCGCAGATATAGAAACTCTGTTTGTTGCAGAGAATTATCTCCTAGAGAAAGTGGCAGGCTTTTCAAAGTATCAAACATTGTCAGTACAACACAAAGGGTCAAATTGGACTGAGCAGTGGATGACCCAAGCTATGGCCACTTCTCCTTCTCGTGGGACTAACATGAACTCTAACAAATGGTGGTTATAGATGGCCGAACCTAATAAAGCCCAAATTACTTACAAGGTAGGTGCTGCTACGTCAGTGCTGAGATTTCATTCAGTCATAGCTGAAGAACATGAAATTACCTCTGAAGTTACAAAGTACCCAGCTATGACTGGGTTCAACGTAAGCACTCATGCAATAAAGAAGAATAGAAAACTAACCATACAAGGGGCAGTGTCAAACCACCTCATAGTTGGATCTGAAGAGTTCCATGTGTATGGTGGTAAAAATACTGCCATAATGTTTGACACACTGAAGAACTTAGTACGTTTGGCTACACCCTGTGAAGTACTGACTAACCTTGGAACCTACACACCAGTAGTTTTCACACGTTTTAGGACTAAACAGCAAGCTGGAATGACTGATGCTATGGACTTCACACTCATAGGAGAAGAGATACAACTAGGAACAGCTAAGAATTCCACAGCTCCTAAGTTGTTAGTCTTTACACCCTTGAGTGCTGTTGAGAGGAAAGCTAGGGTTGATGAACTAGAATCGTCTGGATGGTTTGTCCCAGAAGATGCGAGGCTATCCCAGTGCCTAGTAGACCTTAATGATAGCTTTCAAGTAGAGACTAAGAATGAAGCTGGAAAGACATTTATTACTACTTATGAAAAGAGTGCTTATGACCCTTCCACTAAGTCCTACAGTCATACTGTCCACACATCAGACACGGATGTGGCTACCTCTAGCGCGAGCACAAGCTTTAATTGGTTTGCGTTGATGCAAGGAGCACCGCTGTCTAGTGCTTTACCAGACATTGATTTAATTGCTGGTGCAGAGACTGCGGGAGCCTGCCTAGTAGATGGTGTTTCTGGTTTTGTGACAAATACTTTGGAAGAGATGACTGAGACCACACTTGGTGAGCTCAAGAAAACTATCTATGGTGCCGCTTATGGTGTTCTCGGAGTAAATGGAGATAGGTCACCTGGGCAAGCACTTCTTGCTATAGGTGTAGACTGTCTGGTTGCAGGAGCCATAGGCTCTGTAGACCCTACCCTAAATGCAGATGATTTTACTGACAGCTCTTTGCCTACCATAGAAAGTATATTGGAAGGTGCAGCAGCTACGGGTGATAGTGTTGTTAATGATGTACTAGGTGCAGCTGCTCCAACCACACTTACCAAAATAAGCCCAGCAACCCGTACAACATCCTTCTTTGGAGACTTGTTGTGATTATAGATAATAACAAGTACTCCATAACATATCCAGGCAGAGTTGTAGAGTATTTTCCTGCAACCCAAACGGCCACAATACTGATATGTGCAGAGACTGTGTACAATGACTCGGGAAGTTTGTATGCTACAACTAAAAGGTTGCCACTTGAGGGAGTACCAGTGCATACCTCTGGTGGCGGGGGCTGGCACCAAACATTCCCTATCGCAGCAGGAGATACTTGTGTAATACACTTCAGCCAAGTTGGGTATGATCACTGGCTATACCAAGACAAAGATACGGCTGGAAAACTAGCCAACTTACCTAAGCCTTGGTTAGCTAGACAGTTCAATGAAGATGATGGACTTGCCATTGTAGGTACAAATACTTTGCCCAGGGCAATCCAGGACTACAATGCAACTGATGCAGAGTTTCGTAATGCTAATAGAGACCAACGCATATCCTTGAAAGCTGATGGCAACATACATATCAAGACTGGATCTACCACAATAAACGTGGCACCTTCTGGCGCGATAACTGTTACTGCTACTCAGGTTGATGTAGTGACTCCACTGACAACTATGTCAGGTGATGTAACTATCGCAGGAAACCTAGACATAACTGGCACTACTACAAGTGGTGGATTGATTACAGGTTCTGGCGGCTTAGCTATATCCGGTGGCACAGGAGCCTCTGTAACAGGAGACCTAGAAACCACAGGAGAAGTTACTGCACAGGGCGTAGAACTTTCTACTCATACGCATAATGAGAACAATAACACAGGTGGGCCGACTGACGCACCTAACTAGGAATAATGATGACTATTCAAATCGCTTTAGATAGAGGTACGAATGACATCATCAAGTTAGACGGTGGCGGCATTGCAAGAGTACGTGATGGCCGCTACACAGTTCAGCTAGTTAAGAATAAGCTGCTTACCCTACTGGGCGAGTGGCTACTTGACCCAAGCAAGGGCTGGTTAAACTTTGATGACTATGTAAGAAATCCTGACTTATTTGATATTGAAATGAGAGCAAGGGAAGTCATACTATCAACTGATGGTGTGCAAAAAATTGATACCATGAGCTTAGAGCTTACGGGCAGGGTACTGTACCTGACATTTACAGCAACAACAATATACGGTGGCATTGAGCTTACTGTACCTTGGAGCACATGATGGCTGGATTAACCAGAGAGGGATTTATACCTCTAAGCTTTGATGAGATTCTAACCAGAATAAGTACAAGGCTAGATACATTTAGCCCAGGGATAGACTTATCTCCCGAGTCACCTGATGGGCAACTTGCTAACATAATGGCATTTGAGTTCTCAGAGGCTTGGGCTGAACTAAATACTGTTTACAATAGCTATAATCCAAATATGGCTGTAGGTGCAGGGCTAAGAAACATTGGTCTAATTACTGGACTACCCTACGGAGCAGCTACACGTTCCCAGGCCACCATTGACTTGGTAGGAACCGCAGGAACAATAGTACCTATAGGCTCCATAGTAACTGACGCAGAAGATAATGAATTTACTACTCAGCTTGATGCAACTATACCTGCCTCTGTGCAAGTGGTAGCCCAAGTTTCTGGGCCAATACCTGTCACAGCT